CTCGCCGGCCACGCCGTCGTGTTCGGGACGATCGCCGAGCTGAAGGGCCATTACGAATCGATCGCCCCCGGCGCTTTCGACGACTCGCTCAAGCAGAACCGTGACGTCAAGGCCCTGTGGAACCACGACCCGACAAAGGTCCTCGGGTCGACCCGGGCGGGGACGCTCCGCCTGGCCGCCGACCCGGCCGGGCTCAATTTCGAGGTCGACCTACCGGACACCGGTTACGCCCGGGACCTCCGCCACCTCGTCGAGCGGCGTGACGTGACCTCGATGTCGTTCGGGTTCCTCGAAGGCGAAGACGAATGGTCTGTCGCCCCCGACGGCCGCCAGCTGCGCACCCACACCCGGGTCAAGCGTCTGGTGGAGGTGTCGCCGGTGTCGATCCCCGCCTACGACGGGACCGACTGTTACCTGCGGCACCTGACGTTCGACAGTCCCACCCCGACCCTCCGTGAACAACTGGTTCGCCTTCGAGCGGCCGTCTTATTGAAGGGATGACCAATGGATGAACTCCTCGCCGCTCTCAGGGCCCTCATCGACCAGGCAGAAGCACAGGACCGTCCCCTCAACGAGGAGGAACAGGCCCAGGCCGAAGAGCTGACCCGCCAGATCGACGCCTACAAGACCACGACCCAGTTCCGGTCGCTCCTCAACGCCTACAACACCCCGGTGCGAAGCGACCTGCACGTCCACGTCGCCCAGGCCGACGAGGTGTCGCCCGAGCTGCGGTCGATGGTGCACTACATGAAGACCGGCACCTACGACGAGCACGACATGGACACCCGGGCCCTGACCAAGGGCACGACAACCGCCGGCGGCTACCTGGTGCCGACGACCACCCAGGCGAAGATCGTCGAGCGGCTCAAGGCGTTCGGCGGGCTCAAAGAAGAGGCCGAGAACATCACCACGGACTCGGGTGAGGCGATCAACTGGGCCACCGAGGACGACACGGCCAACACGGCCGAAATTGTGGCTGAAGGTGCGGCGGCCGCCTCCGCCGGCGCCGACAAGGTGTTCGGCCAGACCACGTTGGGCGCCTTCAAGTACGAAGCGACCGGCGCCGGCAACCTGCCCATGAAGGTGTCGTGGGAGCTGCTCGAGGACTCGCCGATCAACCTTGAAGACCACATCGCCAACAACTTCGCCCGGCGCATCATGCGGAAGCTGTCGGTTGATCTGATCACCGGCAACGGCACGACCGCCCCCCAGGGACTCGCTGCCGCCCAAACCTCTTTCGCCGAAATTGCGGCCAACGCCACCGGCCCCACCTACGCCGAGCTGCTCTCCGCCGTCGGCGCCCTCGACCCGGAATACACGTCGAACGCCAAGTGGCTCATCAACAACGCCACGTGGATGCGTCTCCTCGGCATGGTCGACAGCGCCGGCCGCCCGTTGATCCTGCCGCAGGCCCAGGCCGGGCTCGCCGGCGGGGTCCCCCACCAGCTCCTCGGCTACCCGGTTGTCATCGACCAGGGGATGGCGTCGATCGGCGACCAGGCGAAATTCGCCATTTTCGGGGACCTGCGTGAGGCGTACATCGTCCGCCAGGTCAACGGGTTCCACCTGCTCCGGTTGAACGAGCTCTATGCGGTCAACGGGTTTGTTGGATTCCTCGGCTGGGCCCGTTTCGACGGGCGGGTCAAGAACCTGAACAGCTACGTCGTCCTCGCCGGCCAGAACGTCTAACGATGGGCGGCCGGAACCACTGACATGGCCTACGCCACCCTCGCCGAGCTCAAAGTGTTCGTGGGGATCCCCGACACTGATACCGCCGACGACGACGCCCTGACGTTGGCGCTCGATGGTTCGACCGCCCAGGTCGACTGGTTCACGGACCGCACGTTCACGGCCGATGCGATGCCGACGACCCGCTACTACGACGTGAAGAGCACCGGCCGGGTCGACGTCGATCCGATATCGACGACGACCGGCCTGGTGGTCGCCACCGACGACAACGCCGACGGCACGTTCGAGACGACGTGGACGCTCAACACCGACTACCGGGTCGAACCGATCAATGCGGCGGCGCACGGGGAGCCGTGGACCCGCCTCGTCGCTCTCGGGACCCGCTGGTTCCCGAAGATCAACTACCGGCCCGGCCTGTCGGTCACCGCCGCTTTCGGATGGCCGGGCGGGGTCGCCCCCGAACCCGTCAAGCTCGCAACCCTCATCCAGGCCAGCAGGCTTTTCAAACGGAAGGACGCACCGTTCGGGGTGGCCGGATCGGTCGAGTTCGGCTCCGAGATGCGCCTGTTGAACGAGCTCGACCGGGACGCCCAGAATCTCCTGCGCCCCTACCGGAGGAATTGGTGGGTGGCATAGGTGGCGCTCGACCTCAACGCCGTGATGGACGCCATCGGCGCCCGTCTCCTCGGGGTCACCGGCCTGCGGGTCTACGACTACGCCGCCGACGGCGCCTCCCCGCCGGCCGCCATCGTGTCGCTGCCCCGCAGGGTGGAATACGACGCCGTGATGGGCCGGGGCGCCGACCGCCTGGTCATCCCGGTCACGGTCCTCGTAGGACGGGTGTCAGACCGGGCCGCAAGAGACAAGCTCGGCCGGTACATCAGCGGCACCGGAGCGAGCTCGGTCAAAACCGCCATCGAAGGGGGCGACCCGCCCCTCGGCGGCGCCGCCCAGACCGTGCGGGTAACCGAGGCGACCGTGGACGTGGTCACCATCCAGGCCGTCGAGTACCTCGGAGCATCGTTCGACGTGGAGGTCTACGACTGATGGCTACCAAGAAAGAGGCCGGCTCCGGCCGCTACGTCGTCCTGCGGGACTACGGCGAGAACCTGGCCGGCGACATCATCACCCTCGACCCGGCCGATGCCGCCCTACTGATTCGGGACGGCATCGTCGCCCCGGAAACGGAGTAACCCATGGCGTTCACCCACGGCAAAGGCGCTGTCTTCAAGATCGACAACGCCGCCGGCACCCTTCAGATCCTCACCACCTACGTCGACTCGATCGAGTTCGACAACTCGGTCGACACGGCCGAGAGCACGACGATGGGCGCCGAGGCGAAGACGTACCTGTCGGGCCAGTCCGATGCGACCCTTTCGATCACCGGCAAATTCGACGGCACGGCCACCACCGGGCCCCACGTCATCCTGTCCGGCCTCGTCGGCCTCGAGACCACGTCGTCGTTCGAGATCGGCCCGGAGGGGACCACCGCCGGCAAGCAGAAGATCCTCGGCGAGTGTTTCCTGACCGACTACAAGGCCTCGATGCCGGTGGGTGACGTCGTGTCGTTCTCGGCCGACTTCCAGGTCACCGGCGCTGTGACCTACACCGTGTGGCCGTGAGCCTCCCGACGCAGCCGATCCCCCGGGACGAGGTCAAGATCGGCAACGAAGCCGTGCTCGTCCGGGGCCTGTCCCGCTCCGAGGTCACCCAGCTCGCCAAGTACGCCGGGGACGTCGACGCCGCCGAGAATTTCGTGGTCGCCTGCGGGGTCGGGATCAGCCTCGAGGAGGCGAACCAGTGGCGCAACGAGGTCGACGCCGAATTCGCCGGCCCTCTCATCGACCGGATCTGTGAACTGTCCGGGCTCGCTGAGGGGGCCCAGAAAAGCGGCTGAACGTGCGTTCGCCCTCGACGAGGCCGGCGATGAAACGTTCCCGTTCATCCTCGCCCGGGACCTCGGCATGACCGTCGCCGCCCTCGACGCCACCATGGATCACGGCGAATACGTCCAGTGGCGTGCCTTCTACGTGTGGGAACGGGCGATGGCCGAATTCAAGGCGTCCCTCCGTCGTGGCTAACGACGCCAAAGTCGAGGTCCGGGGAATCCGGGACCTGCGCAAAGCTCTTAAGGACGTCGGTGACGACGCTCCGAAAGAGCTGCGTGACGGCCTGGCCGAAGCGGCGGAGATCGTCGCAAGTGCGGCCCGCCTCAAAGTGCCGCAGCGTTCGGGCGACGCTGCCGGGTCGATCAAGGTCCGCAAACAGTCGGCCGCCGCCGCCCTCGCCATGGGCGGGAACGCCGCCCCCTATTACCCGTGGCTCGATTTCGGCGGGACCGTCGGCAAAGGCCCGGTCGCCGGCGCCCCCCAAAAAACGGCC